GGTGAGACATTTTCTTGATGAGGTTAGCTGCAACCAAGTTTTTCTTGTATGCGGCAACGATCTCATCAGACCAAATCTCGGGGATAAACGCATCAGCGTTGGAAACGGTAACAGCATTGGTTGCTGCAAAAGTAGCGGCCATTTTTAAAGCTCCTAATTTATAATATTAAATGTTATTACTTAACTTGCTTCTGAAAATTCTCTTCCTCTACCATTTAGGTTTCGGATATCTTTGATAATTTGAAGTTGATGTTCAGTGTAAGGACCTCTTAAATCAAGTCCTCTACTTTCTATCCATTCCAGTGTTTTTTCTGCTTGTGACTTTTTTGCAATTAAAATATCTTGCAATAGAGTAACAAATTTAAAAACACGCGGACGACCTTCAACAGAAACTTCCCATTGGTACTTACGATTTCCTTCTTTTTGTCTTCCGTAACAGTGATATGAAATATCTAATTTATCTAAAAGACTACAATATTTGTCTATTAGTAATTTAGATGTATTTGACATCTTTACGCAAGGTACAAATGTAGGGCCTCGTTTTACAACAGTTATGCTTCCTTCACCATCAATAATACCTGCTAACCATCCTAGTTCTAGTTGAGAACATTCCATCAGCGGACCCTTCCTTCTTGATATGCTCTCATAATGTCATCAGACAGAGCTTCATATCGAGCAGGGTCAGTCATACGAAGACGGATTAGATCAGCCCGTCGATAAACTTTCTTAGATGACTCTCCTGTACCGCCTACATCAACAGCTGCACTCTTCAAAGCACTTTGACGGGCAACTTCTCCAGCTGCTTTAGTCTCTTGTGCCTTTACAGACTTGATCTGTTTAAATGTAGACAACAACTCATTGGCACTGTCATAATCATACTCAGCGTCTGCTTTAGCGTACAAGCCCATGCGAACGGGTGAAGATTTTACCCAGTTAACAAACTCTGGATCTTGTACAACTTGTGTGAAATCAGGGTGATCTGAGTTCAACTTCTGCTGAATCTGCATCTTCTTGAATGTCAAAGCTGCTTCACGAGCTGCGATAACATCAGGGTGAGCTGACAGTTCTTTCTGAATTGCTTTCTTGGGGTCTTCAAAGAAGTCAATTTCAGGCTCTTGCTGTTCAATATGTTGAGGTTTATTCGATGCGAGACTTTGTTTCAGGAGTTCATCGGCTAACTTACGAACCTCACCAACCTCTTGGGCTTGCTTACCAATGAGCTTTTCAGCCTCTTGGTGCATCCTAATGATGTCTTCTGCTGTCTTGCCCTTATATTTCTCGGGGACTTCAAAAGCTGGTTGTTGGGGTTCAGGGGCTGTCTGTTGTACTTGTGTTTGTTCAACAGCTTCCAGTTCACTACCTGAGCCTAACTCTTCGTTATCATCTACTAACATATTGAATTTCCTTTCCTGCCGGTATAACGGTTCTAGGAGTATTTAAAAATAGAAACTACTTCTCGGCCTTATAATGTGGCTTATGAGTTTTGTTTTCTCTCTTGTACGAGCTTTTCAGCCCGTTTGCGCTCCCATGCGTCATAGGCACTTGGAAAAGAGCCTGTAATGCCTTCTAACTTCATCATGGGTGCAGAGACAGTTCGTTGGGCTTCAGCGCCGCACACCTTACAAGAAGTTGTGTACACATCGTCCTTAACTAATGCCTCGGTTTTATGGGAATTCTCACAAAGGAAGTCAAAGAATCGTAGAGCCATAGTTAAATGTCCCCTGATGCCTGAAGATCTTCGTAAGTCTTCTCATATGAGCCTTTCAGCCCTAAAAGCCAATTCAAGATGTCAAGCTGTCCTTTACGGAAATAAAGTTCTTGTGTGTCCGCGACAGTTGACAGATCGTTATAACTGGTTTTAACCTTTTGAATGTCCTCCATGAAGTCTTTCCACCCAACGGTAGCCATCATAGAGAACGCTTCTTCATAGAATTTCGCTAGTTCTTTGTCCATTTGGAGAACCTATTAATTACAATAACGCTACTCTATCACAAAAGTAGCACTTTGTCAAGCATTTATTTTAAGTTTTTAAGCTTTTCTCATCATTTGGAGGGCAGCGATGCGCTCATTGGACTGAATATCTGCTGCTTTAAGGTTAATTTCCTTCTCTTTCAGCACACGGTCAGCCAACTGGAGGCGTTTACCGAAGTCATCGCCACGGTCTAGGTTGTTAGAAGCAGCCTGAACCACCTTAACTCGCAGTTCCTCTGGCATCATTGCAGTCTCAACCTGAGTTTGCTGGGCATTTGCAGCTCTTTCTGCTGTCTGAGCCTGTAACAGAGCCAGTTGAGCCTGTGCAGTCTGCATTGCAAGCATTTGTTGCTGCATTTGGAGCTGCTGTTGCTCAGGGTTAGGCTGTGCCATACGATCCAAACCTGCCAACATCTCGTTCTTGTTGCTAAGTGAGCTATTCTGGACGATACCTTTCAAGATGACAGGCAAAACAGGGGTATCTGGGCCTAAAGTCTGCAACAGGGCGATAAACTGCTGTTGTTCGTACTCTCTAGCCATAATGCCTAAGGTAGCTGTAGGCATGAAGTTCATGTCGACTGAGGGATAACGCTCAGGATCGAACTGCATATAGCGGAAAGCAGCCTTCTTGATGAAGGGGATCAGGAAATCCTCTTGGAAGTTGGTCAGGGTACGCTTGTACTTCTTAATAATAGAAGCCATAGCTGCCGACATACCAGCCCCGCCAGCGTCACGAGACACCTGAGACACCATCCCTTGAGAATCCAAGGTTCCTGTAGCTTGGAGCAACATACGCTCAAAGGCTTGGGCGGTGGTCATGTTATTACCGTCTGTCTGACCAAACTTGAACGGCTGGAGGATCTCGTTGGGGTTACCGTTGGTCAGGATGGCCTTACCGGGACGAACCTCGAACTTAGCACCACGGGGCAGACGGGTAGCGTCAATACCTATCATAGGGGCTGTGGTCAAGGCCAGTGAGTCCAAATGGCTACGCATCTGAGCGTCAATAGCCTTTTGCATGTTGTATGCTTTTTCCACTGTGCCACGACCTAGGATACGGTTAGGAACTGTATCGTCTTGGTACAACACAACTGGACGATCCTTCATCATGTAAGGATTCTCTTCAGCCTTGAGGAGAGTAGAGTCGTTGACGATAACGACAATAGCTTCCACCATGTCTGTGTACTCGTCAGCTTCGCTCTCTTCAGGAAACAAGTCCATCAGCTCTTCTTTGTCACCCATCTCCATAAGATATTCACGGGGGACTAAGCCATAGTAGGTCAACAGCTTAACTTTGTCTGTCTGGTACTGTGTGTCTTCCTGAGTGACTTCCAAGTCATCAGTGTCGTACATAGGGCCAACATTGACCTTACGGTAGATACCGTCTTCGATACCCTTGACGATCTTGTGCAAGCCAACATACTTCTCAACTGCTACGCCCAAGCAGTCATCCACTGATGTACCGTTGGGGTCAAACAAGAAGTTCTTGGGGTTGACAGGCATGATCTTGACTGCTGTACGGTCTTTCTCTTGAACACCGATAGCTGCCTGACCGATAACACCGGGGATAGGCTGAGTAGCAGGAACATACTCCTTTTCAGTCTTGACGATAATCTCACCAATACCAGTACCGTAGATCTCAGCCATCAACTCGATCTGGTCGATAGCCTTACGGATCTTGTCCTTCTTGAAGTCATCCATCAACTGAGCTTTGATCTGGTTGACATCCAACTCAGTACCGTTCACATCGGTTACATCGTCTTCAATGTCAAAGAAGTCTCCGTTACCGAAGATAGCTTCCATGATCTCAGCGTGACGAGTCTCAACTGCTTGCTGAGTGGCAGGGGAGATGATGCGTGAACGCTCAGAGTCACGAGTCTTATCCTCAGAAGCCCACACACCACGGAAGATACGCTCGTATTCATTCCACAGCTCAAGGTAGTTGGTGTCTCGCCAATCACGCCAGTTGTCGCACTGACCAACAACGAAAGAGACTAGATCTTTGTCAGCCTCTGTTGGTTCCTCGAACTCTGGTGCGTTCATGTTTTCCATATCATTATTATTAGTAGCCATATTTTCCTTGTTAATAGCCGCTTATAGGGTCAAGTATTTCGTATTCATCGTCGTCATAATCTGTATTATAACTAGTTACAGCAAGTTGGTCAACATAAGACAAACTATCTATTAAGTCATCGTGAACGCCAGCTGTAGGGAACATCAGGAACTGGTCAATAAACTCTTTCCAATCACTCTTGTCCAAGTTATCGTTCAAGGTGATCCTGCCATGTTCAAACCTACCTTGTAAAGACCAAACAACCCTGTCAGTCTTCTTCTTGTTCCCGTGTGTCAAGTCTGTCACATGACAGTAGACATTGTTCTTTCTCATCAAGTCATTGAGGTATGGCTGAACTGCGTTCTTCAAAGCTCCTCGTTCAATTCCAACAGCAATGGGCTGATGGTCACGCACAGCCATAAGAATCCTACTAGCAGTTTCACGAATGTCCCAGCGTCCATGAATGATGTCCTTAATCCACCAGTTACCGTTGTCCTCTACCTTAACGATCGAGATGGCACTTTCGTCTAGTCTTTTCTTGGCTGCACCAGCATTTTTTGATACATCCTCAAAACCAGCCAAGTCAATGGCTATGACATAAGACCCATACTGAGGCTCAGGGGCATATTTGATCCAATCCTCCTTGAAGACTTCTTGCCCTGCATTATCAAAGCTGGACAGGTATTCCTGCTTGAAAGCAAAGGAGCTTAAGGTTCTCTCAGCAGCCTCAATCTCTTTGGGGTCGATAGTCTCGTTGTCTTTGGTAGTGAAGTGCCATGACTTCCACTCATCATCAGTTTCTTCCTGACCTAACTTAAAGACATCGTAGAACCAGTTACGGCCTGACGGTGTTGAGATAAATAAAGCTCTACCCTTCTTATCTGACAGGGAAGCTCGGATAATCTTCTGCCAGACATCCTCTTTGATAAAAGCACATTCGTCTAGAACCACATAGGTAAGAGACACACCCCGCAGAGAATCAGGATTGTCAGCACCACGAACCAGTATCTTTCTACCGTTGACGAGAAGGATTTCGAGGTTATTGATGTGTGATGACTTAATGACTGGTCGTCCAAGTTCATGTAACAAGTCCCAGATAATTGTTCTAGCTTGTCCTAAGGTAGGAGCTATGTACATCACAGCTGACCCTTCAGGACAGTTTAAACCTTCTATAAGGAGGCTTACAGCGGATAGTCTGGACTTACCACAACGCCTGCCGGCTGCGACGACCTTAAACCTAGTTTGGTTCTTGAAGACCTCTTGTTGCCACTTCAACAGCTGAAAGTTAAGTTCAGCCATTCTTGTCCTCTACATCCTCAATATCGTAGGTTACTTCCTCAGCCTCAACTACAGGAGAAGTTAAACCACTGATGTTGATACTGATCTGTGGGGTAGAACCTCCAGCTTTAGTAGCTTCAAAGGCAGACACTGGGACAATACGGTCTACAATCAACTTCCATGCAGCAGCTTGGTTCTTATGGTCATCATTAAGAGCTGCATCGTAGATAGCCTCTAGGACTTTAGCTGACTTAGGACTGTTTAACATCCTAGCCTTGTATTCATTGATAATAGCTGTATCCCCTTTGGGACGACCAAGGACACCCTTGTTCTTCTGCTTCTTGGCTACTATCTCACCCTTCTTGGGTCTACCTGCTTTTCTACGCTGTTCTGTCTCTTGCTCCATCTTTGTCCTTTTAGGAGATGTGTTATTGTTATTAAATACCAACACGGCTGGAGACTACTGTTGACCAACTCATTTCTGCCTATGCAGGTGTTCGTCATGCTTCGTAATCCCCATGCGTGTTGATACGGGCATAGTACTAGCCACTAAGAAGTTAATCTTAATGGCTTCTAAGTCAGGAATCTTGGTAAATATATACCTTAAGTATTTAACTACTTATAGTATTTCTACTACCCTTGTGCACATATGGTGCTTTCCTGAACATCCCGTATTGTTTTAACTTAGTAGCCCGTCTACTAAGTATCTTATGTTGTTTTACCTGAGTTCCTGTTGTGGTCTACTTTCCTTGTTGAACACAAGGTTCGAGGGTAGCATATTTTTAAAGAAAAGTCAAGTCTTTTTTGTATCTTTTTTCAATTATTTTTAATTCCTTGGTCTAGACACCCATCCAGCCTACCTACTTCATAGCCCCTTGTGGGCACTTTAAAGGCTCTCACAAGGCCCTATGTCAGCCCCTCGTGTACGGATTCCATAGCCTAACCTGTCCCTAATTAACTACCTAACCTTACAACTGCCTCTTTTTTAAGCAACTACTTTGATTTTATTAGACTTTTATGCACTATATTGCATGTTCTTAATTACTCCTTTTTGTGAACTTAGTAGGCTCCCACAAAAGTAACTCACACGCCCTACCCCTCCCCCCATGTTAGTATCCGTGAAACATTGTCGTGAAACACTACTGTGAAACAATTCCGTGAAACATTGTAGGCACTATCGTGAAACATTATCGTGAAACATTGTAGTGTGAGGGGCTTTGTAGCACCTATTAGCTACTACCTAGACCTAGTCAGTTACTAGTCAGATATCTGTCAAAAGATTGACACCAGTGTCGGAAAGTTGACACCATTTGTAAGGTAACTGTAAGGTTTGTGTCGGTATTCCGTCAGTTTATCTGTAATAGTAATACTGAAGTATTCAATTCATACTGGCATGGTTGTTGCATGGTAATAGGCAAGCCAAGTGAGCAGACAATCTAGGGTAAACACCTAGTCAGATACTACAAATATCTTGGCTAGAATGTAGTTTCTATCAACCAGCCCTTGAGGGCATAAACTTGCGAAGGACACGCTACCATGACACAGACACTATTAGGCTTTTGGGCAGTCACAATGCCTAGCTATTACATCACACGAACAGTCATTCTGTTTTGTGCTGATGATGGGTTTGGTAACCTTATCAATATCCCTAGCGATTCTTTCCCAGTCCATTCAATCAACACCATCAACCAGTAACCAAGTGAAGGATAAACTACCATGACACACGCACAAACAAACCAATGGCGTAAACTTCAAGCCAAAATAGAGCAAACATATAAGGCTTTTCAGGCTAACACGGATAAAACAAAGCACGACACTTTAGCTAAGAAGTGGCAGGACGCTATCGCAAAAGAAGAAGCATTTACAAACAAGTATCATTGAACTCAAGGGGCTTAAACATGAATAACCGTATCGTTGACCTTACAATCTACGCTTTGGGCTTTGTTGCCCTTATCATTGTCTGGCTTACTGCCTAAGAAGGGAAAAATATCATGTCTTTATATCAATCTGCTGTTGATAACTTTCCAGAAGATCAAGCCACAATGGACGCTGAATTTGCCCTTGATATGTTCAAAGTTGAGGGTAGAGATTACTATCATCAATGGCTTATTAAAGAGCGATCATGTGTCGTTCACAATACTTTCGATGATGATGAAGCCTTAATTAAGCGCTACATTGACAAATTCAACGATTTAACTGCTGATGTAACTAACCTATATATGTAGGCTAGAATACCACTTATAAAGCCTCAATGCGGGGCTTTATGGGGGCTATTTTGCCTGATTCTTGACAAGGACTGTCTACCATGATCGCAATACACACGAAGTTTATTCCGCCCACCAACACCAAGGGCGCACGCATCAAAGCGTACACAAGCACTGGGTTCACTGCCACCGTGCCATACCCTTACGAATTAAGCTATGAAAAGTGCCACTTTGAGGCCGTTAAAGAACTGGTTAAAAAGCACAAATTAGAATGGCCTATTGATAAAATGTGCTACGGTGATAGCGCTGATAATAAGGGTTATGTCTTTTGCTTTATCGATTCTATTGTGGAGGCTTAAATCATGCTTTACACCATCAAACAATCAAGTATTGCTTCATTGATTCAAGTAATTGACGAATCAGGGAAAATAACGGATTGTATTTTTATAGCAGAAGGTAAACAGCCGGAAGCCTATCACGATGGGCATTGTGGTGGTGAAGGCGTTGAAGCGTGGGAAGAACTGCCCTTGTCTGTGCGTGCCTTCGTTAATCGTCAATTTGCCACTGTATTTAATTTGCCTCTTAGCTCGAGGGGTGTTTTTGTTGATAATTGTGTGCCAACTGTGATGGAGGCTTAAACCATGACTTGCTACTATGAAAATCAAATTAATCGCATTAGACGCATCGCTAGGGAACACGCAGACATCAAGTTACAAAACGATCAAGGGGAAACCCATTGGATTAGGGTAACTCCCGCACAAGTTGATGCTATCCTTGAAATTTTGAAACAGAATGAAGGGGCTACTCATGAGTAACGGATACTTTGCAACCCTTCCCGTGCGATTCTTTGTCGTTGACTATGATGCCGAAGACGATGCCATGCAATGGGACTTAAAAGAGGTGAACGAGCATGAATTTTTGCAGGCCGAAGGCCGTATTACCTATGAACGACACACCATCAGAGAAAACGGTGCGTCACAGATTGTATTGACTAAGGGGTTTTTCGATGAAGTCTAAATTAGAATTCCATGAACTTGAACGCATGACATGGCGGGATAACAATCCTTTATATGGGGAACTTGTGTCTATGCGCGAAGAACTATTGCACTTGCTCAGGATAGCCAACAGTGTAGCGTCTAGGTACGATTGTGTCGTAAACAATGCCTTCGAAGATGACGATTACGCATCAGTGGCTTTGTGGGCTACCTTCATCAACCATATTGACAGCTTAGAAAGAGATTTAGGCGAAGAACTCTGAGCGAAAGGGAAGACTTATGAACCAGTATTTTGTTACAGTCTACAAAGACAATGGGCAGTATGATGAATACGAAATTGAGGCAGAATCCCTACATGAGGCTGAACTACAGGTGGCTGAGGCTAATGGTTGGGCTGATGTTGGTGAAGTGTGTATTGAGTTAATCCCTAAAGATTGGAGATAACAGAATGACAATGTTAATACTTTTTTATACAGTTGACTTAATTGTGGAGTATGATTTATGGTGAGCGCTAGCGAACGAATGGTGAACACTTGCCCTAAATGTGGTTCTGATGATGTAGATCACGCAACTATCGGGTTCCCTGATGCTATGCAGTGCCTAGATTGTGGGTATTTGTTCCCTCAAGTTATGTCTTTATTTCCTAAATTGATAAAGACGAATGTCGTAAAGACTGAAACTTCATGGCCTTTCCCAACATCATTGGTTAATAAACCATTGAACGACATACCTGTGAAGATTGATGGACTTAAAGATGCTCAAGAAGCCCCTTTTTAGCCCATTAGAGACACGATCAACCATTGACTAAGGGCTAGGTAGCCAAGGAGGTAAATAATGCACTGTGTGGCTTGTAATAAATTGTTGACTGACTTTGAATCAACAAGACGAAATGCTATCACTAAGGACTTTGTGGACTTATGCAAGGTTTGTTTTGAAGATGTGAAGGGATTATTCCCTGTCATTGAAAGGAAAGACCTAGTAACTGAGTCGGATTTAGACCTAGAAGGTGACGATGATGTAGTAGAATCTTCTAGGGAAATGGACACGGGGGATTGTAGAGACTATATAGACTATATAGTATCTAATGACATCTATGGTGATTCATAGATGTTTCATAGAAGTAAAATACACTATTAAAGATACCTTAAATATCTTTTATCATTAAAGATACTTTAAAGAGGAAACCAACATGGAAAAAATTACAGTTGAAATTGATTACGATGGGGCACTTGACATCTTTTTGGTTGTCTTAGAATCACAGTATGGGGATTTGTCTCCAACAGCAGGGGGTGTACCAATGTATTCCTATGACAAAGAGGAAAACAATACCCGATACTACGAGTTGCGTAGGGCATACCAACTGGTCATGGATTACAATGGGTTAGACCCGGAGAAAGGGGTAGAACTATGACACCAACACCTAAACTACGCTTTGTTGAGCGAATCCAGCTTGATTATCCCGGAGCTTCTACTGGACGATATGTTCGCATCCTTCAGCAATGGTGGGAGCACACAGAGTGGAATGCACCCGGCGAATGGCGTGATGTGCCTATTGAAAGAGAATAAACAACAGCAAAAGAACGGAGTGAATGGCGATGAATGAGCAAGACAACTATGGTTTTGAAGACCATTACATTGATGATTGGTGTTTCAAAGAGGAAGCCCATTATCACCACACGATTCAAGATGTAGCTGAGTTAATCTCCGTCTACGGTTGGCAACAGGTGTTAAAAGACATTAACGAAGCTGTGGGGTGGCAAAAGCTATGAGCGTAGAAGCAAAACAAGTTTATGAATGGATCAAAACTGGCCATTGGTCTTTGCGTGAGTTCAAAGATTGGTTGGCAGAGGTAGAAAAGCGTTGCGAATATTGTGACGGGACTGGCGATGTGCATGACCAAACTGGTGAGTGGCGAGGGGTATGCGTTTGTGAAGCTGGAAAGGCATTAAAAGGTAACATATGATTATGTCTTTGTGTATTTTTGTATTAACTTTGATAAAGGTTTCAATAAAATGACGAAGGAATGTAAATGACTAAAAAACCACATAAACACGCAGAATTTATCAAGGCTTGGGCTGATGGTGCTGAGATCCAAACATATGACGGGATTAGGGATGTTTGGGTAGATATTATTAGCAATCCAGCATGGACTTCCGAAAGATATCGGATCAAACCAGTACCAAAACCTGACATTGTTTACTACGGTGTCTTTGACATGAACAGGTCGACGGTGCTTGAGTGTTTCTTTACAAAGCTAATTGGCAAAGGTGATGAACTCAAACTTATTTTTGATGGAGAGACGGGAAAACTTAAATCAGCAGAGGTACTGACATGAGAGTAACTGTAACCTATGAACTGACAAACCCTACTGATGCTCACGCATACAAGTGCTCACAGAAGGCCGTAGAAGCCTTTTACACGCTTGAATCTATAGCTGCTGATTTGGAAGAGTACCTAATGTACAAAGCGACTGCTGAGGCTGTTTTAGTGGATATTAGGCGCATCATAGATCAATGGGATCAATCAAATGCCAGCTAAGTTCTGGAGAAAGAGGCAAATTATGAGTAAAAGTGACGGTGGTAAAGGTAGTTCACCTCGCCCTTTTAGCGTATCTCAAGACGAATACAACAAGCGTTGGGACGCTATCTTCAGCAGAGACTTAAAGGAAGAAGAAGAACCAGAGATTGAGGAAGACCCTGATGGAGATGCACTAAGGTGTGTACGCTGTGGTGGTGTTGATACTATGTATATAGCACCTAACGGTATGTATCGTGTATGTGACCAATGTGGTAACGCTGAAAGGATTCTACATGACGACCCTGACTACTGAAGAAGTGTTAAAGATGGCTGAAGAAGTTGGATTGGGTTTTGTAGTTGATCGTCATTGGATGTGCCACGATGAACTTGAAGACTTTGCCAAACTGGTAGCTGATAAGAGCGCTAGCATAGAGCGTGAGGCGTGTGCAAAGGTGTGTGAGTCATATATGGAGATTTTTCCTGACTTTGGTGAGTATTGTAAAGGGGGCATAAATGGCTTGACTTCAGCCGCCGAAGCAATCCGAGCACGGGGGATTACACAAGTATGAGTGCAGTTAAAATTGCTTCTAAGTTCCTGAAACACATACCATGTGAAGCCTGTGGTTCCTCAGACGGGAACAGTCTCTATGACGATGGACATGCGTACTGTCATGTTTGTCAAGCGTACACATCAGCAGAACATGTCGATAATGTCGGTACTTATGAACATGTACAGACAAAACCATCAACAAAAGAAAGTAAACCAATGACAACTAAAGCTGGTGAAATTAAGGCTATCCCTGATCGAGGGATTACACAGCAGACCTGTGAAGCCTATGGTGTACGGCAGGACGCTACAAAGCACTACTACCCTTACTTTGACCAAGATGGTAAGGAAGTAGCTGCTAAGATACGCCATGTTGAGTTGAAGAACTTCAATGTAGAAGGTAGCTGGTCACAAGCGGCCTTATTCGGTCAACAACTATTCGCTAAGGGTGGTAAGTACATCACCCTCTGTGAAGGTGAATTAGACGCTCTAGCGGCCTATCAGATGACAGGATCTAAGTGGCCTGTGGTGTCTATCCGTAACGGTGCTTCAGCAGCATTGAAGGACTGTAAGGCTAACTACGAATACTTAGATAGCTTTGCGGAGATTGTGATCTGTTTCGACGCAGATGATGCGGGGATTAAGGCTTCCAACGAAGTAGCTGAACTCTTCGGTAGCAAATGTAAGATTGTTAAACACTTAAAGGACTTCAAAGATGCTTGCGACTATCTCCGTAACGGACGAACAACTGAATTTGTTAATCAATGGTGGAGAGCTGAGACTTATGTGCCCGATGGAATTGTGGCAGCGTCTTCCCTATGGTCAACAGTCAATACTCCGGAACCGGCAGCTGAGGCTTTCTATCCATTCAAAGGACTCAATGACCTACTCTACGGACTACGACGAGCTGAACTCATTACGGTCACAGCGGGTAGTGGCTTGGGAAAATCCCAGTTCTTACGAGAAATCCTCTTCAACATCCTCAACACAACAAAGTGGAACATCGGAGGAATGTTTCTGGAGGAATCGGTACGAAAGACTGCTAGAAGTATTATGTCTCTCCATGCAAATAAAAAGTTGCACCTGCCAGACACACCAGTGTCCGAACAAGAACTGAAGGAGGCCTTTGATGCTACTCTTGGTACTGACCGTGTTTTTCTGTTCGATCATTTCGGCTCCCTTGCTCTTGACAATGTTCTTAATCGTATACGATACATGGCCAAGGCTTGCGATTGTCGCGTTGTTTTCTTGGATCACATTAGCTTGCTTGTCTCTGGTATGGACGGGAATGATGATAGGAAAGCTATTGATGTCTTGATGACTAAGCTACGCACTTTGGTTCAAGAGTTAGAGATTACGCTTATCTGTGTATCTCACTTGAAGCGACCTAACAGCGACAAAGGCCATGAAGATGGTCAGGCAGTGTCTTTATCTCAACTGAGAGGCTCAGGTGCTATCGCTCAGTTGTCTGATGCAGTGATTACCTTAGAGCGTAACTCAATGAGTCCTGATGCTAGTGTAAGACATACAACTAAAGTAGCAGTTGCAAAGAATAGATATAACGGTCTTACTGGCCCTGCTTGCTCATTGAAGTATGACTTGGATACTGGTAGAATGTACGAAGTAGTCATGGAGGATCTATGAGCAGGAACGGAGTGAGCGTATGATTGAAATGATGATCGTAGGTAGCACAGGTATTGGCTACGCTGTAGTAGGTGTACTCCAAGGCCTCAAAGGGGAATACAGTAACATGGCTATCTGGCTAGGCTACTCCATTGCACAAGTTGGTTTGTTTCTTAACCTTAAGTAAGCGAGTCCGCATGAAGAACGAAGAACTAATATCAAAATTAATGGTCGAATCAATGGTTCTTGCGCCATTTAATGATACCGGTACATTTGATGCAATAAAGTTTGCTGAATTGCTCATCAAGGAATGTGCTAGCATAGTAGATCAAAGACCTAATGTGTTAATTGGTCAAACGACTGGTGGATGGCTTAGGGAACATTTTGGAGTCACTGAAGATGAATGATATGTTTAAAGAACTTGCTGAACAAGCCGGTGCCGTTTATACCGACATCCACGCTGCCTCTTTGTTAGACTGTGAAATAGAAAAGTTCGCTGAGTTAATTGTTCGGGAATGTGCCAGAGTTGTTTCTCAAAAGACTGGTCCTAAATCGGCAATGAATGTATTAGAACATTTCGGAGTCGCTGAAGATGATTAAGACTACACTAGCACCTAACGCACCGTGGTACACTGCTGAAGAGCTTGTGTGGCCTGAAGCAGTTGTAGTAAAGCCTAAATATGTTCCTAAGCCTTTTGAGAAAAGGACACACAGGGCTAAACCCTCAGAGATTGACAAGAAGTTTGAAGAGTGGTTATTAACTTTGGAGAAGATTAAATGAACATCAGTAACTTGACACTTGAAGAGCGTGAGCGTTTAGCTTACATTGAAGGTAATGTAGAATTAGCTAACCTTCTTGGTAAACTCATAGATGCTGAACAAGAACTAAATGACGAGGAAGACTACTATGATTAACGAGCATGATATAAAAGATATGTGGGATAAAGAGACTCAGGAAGCCTATCTTAAGTGGGCTAAAGAGTACGGATTACCTTTTGAACCTTGGAACGGACAACCTGCTGTGTCTGCTGCTTGGATAGCCGCTGTGAAGTGGTATCGTGAACGAAAGGAACAAACATGATTACAGACAAAAACACAGGTGGGCCAGCGTTCCCTATTGAAGTTAACAGCGAGATGACTTGTTTAGGCATGACATTGCGTGATTACTTTGCTGCCAAGGCGATGCAAGGGTTTTGTTCAACTTTGACTGGCGTTACAAACGGAACGCTTCCAAGATGGGAAATACTTGCGATGGATGCTTATACATTGGCTGATGCAATGATTAAAGCTAGAGAGGCTAGAGATGATTGACAACTACGAACGCTTAGTTGGTAGACTCATGGACTTAGAGACCAAGTTTTACGAGCTACAAGAGAAGTACCATACACTCATCAATGATTACGAAAAGTTGAAAGAAGAACATGAAAAGGATCGCCTTAGATATAGAGACCAACTTGGGTCACGATATGATCCATTTAACCGTTTCTCAGGACATTGACACGGGGGAAGTAAGAGTATGGAAAGCTCCAAACGGCCTATGGGACTACTTAAAGGACGCTACATTGATAGCAGCCCACGGAGGGATCAACTTCGACTTCCCAATATTGAACAGGCTTTGGGGGACGAAGATTGGCTTGAAGCAGGGCTACGATACTCTCGTAGTGTCAAGGCTCCTAGAACCGACGAGGGAGAAGGGACACTCTCTAGAGGCATGGGGAAACGAACTAGGAAAGGAAAAGATTGATTATGCAAAAGTTTGGTCTTGGATGGTTGGTCGACCTGAAGAATACTCTGGTGAGTGTTTCGATAAACCTGTCCCTAATTTGCTTGAGCATTACTGCATACGCGATGTTGCTGTTCTACGGGATCTTTTTGTGCGTCTTTGTAGCGATATCGAATCTAAAGGATTTTCTCAAGAGTCTGTTACCCTCGAACACCAAGTAGCAGCTATCATCTCTAAACAGGAACGCAATGGATTCAAACTTGACACAATCTACGCAACTTGCTTACTTGCTGACCTCAAAGGAAAGATGGCTGGAATATACGAGCAGATGCAGGAGCAGTGGCCTCCCATCACCAAGGAACGATATTCCGAGAAGACAGGAAAAAGACTCAAGGATGAGACAATTACCTTTAATCCAGCAAGCAGACAGCAGATCGGGGAAAAGCTAATTGAGTTAGGATGGAAGCCTAAGAAGTTTACACCTACTGGTCAGCCCATTGTAGATGAAGCAGTGCTTGTAGCTTTAGACTTCCCTGAAGCTAAGATCATTGCTGAGTACTTGATGCTACAGAAACGAGTAGCACAGGTAGAATCTTGGATGGACGCTGTAGGTAAGGACGGTAGAGTACACGGCAGAGTCATCACCAATGGTGCTGTGACAGGGCGTATGACCCATAGCAGTCCTAACATGGCTCAGATCCCTAACTCTGGAAGCCCTTATGGTAAAGAATGTAGACAATGTTGGACGGTAGAAGATGGTAATGTATTGGTTGGTTGTGATGCTAGCGGCCTTGAGCTACGGATGTTGGCTCATTACATGAAGGATGAAAATTATGTCAAGACAGTCACCGAGGGAAGCTCTAAGGACGGCACGGATGTGCATACGATCAACCAGCGTGCAGCCGGTTTGGAAACGAGGGATCAAGCGAAAACCTTCATCTATGCGTTCCTCTACGGGGCGGGGCCGGAGAAGATCGGATCCATTGTCGGGGGTTCTCGTGTTCAAGGTCAACGCCTTATCGATCGATTTCTTAAAGGGACTCCCGCACTCCAGCGTCTACGCGATCTCGTCCAACGGTATGCGGAAAAAGGCTATGTACCGGGCCTCGATGGTCGCAAGATTTGGGTTCGTAGTGAACATGCGGCACTCAATAGCCTTCTTCAGGGCGCAGGGGCTATCGTTATGAAGAAAGCTCTTGTGATCTTCAACGACAAGATCACTAGGAATAAGTGGGATGTCAAGTTCGTAGCCAATGTCCACGATGAGTTTCAGTTTGAATGTTCTGATACAATCGCTGAGGAAGCAGGACAGGCAGCTAGACAATCAATCGTTGAGGCTGGTTTGTCGTATAATCTAAGATGTCCTCTTGATGGGGAATACAAAATAGGAAGGAATTGGCGTGAGACACACTGATGACAGAGAGCTTTTAGAGAAGGCTGCTAAAGCGGCTGGAATTGATGGAAAGCAAGACCATTATGGTGTATGGATTAAAGGTTCATATGATGCAGGGGGCACTGTTTGGAACCCACTAACAGACGATGGCGATGCGCTGCGTTTGGCTGTGAAGTGTAAATTAACAACTTGCACAGATGGTGAAGCTACTGTTTCTTCGCATGAGGCTTATAGAGGAAGTCAGGGTGTGTTTATTACACAAAGAGTTTCAGAGTGTAAAGACAAATACGCAGCAACCCGCAGAGCAATCGTTAAAGCAGCTGCGGCTATCGGAGAAGGAATGTAATGAAACTCACTAATAAAAGTGATGCAATAAAACAACAGATCTTGCTAAACATTAGTGATGATTCGTTTATAATTCACCACACGGATACGATGGACATATTAGATGTATACTTGGTATTGGTTGCTGCCATAGAATACATTGAGGAAGAAGCAACCGGACTTGCAAAACATGAAGGGAAATACTTGCAATGACATTGAACCTTGAACCAAATGAAGTACAATTCTTGTTACAAGTACTAGGAGAGCTGCCAACTAAGACAGGCGCTTTCGTACTCGTACAGAAAATCGAGGCACAAGCGGCCTCACAACAAGCAAACCAGCCCGGTAGTGGCGAATAACCTAATGAAGGAAATTGAAATGAGCGCAGATTTGAAACCAGCAAAAATCAACGGAGAACTTTTCTGGACTAAGTGGATGAATAACCTGAACACTAAGTTCAATGAGGCTAACGACAAGTACGAATGTACCATCGGTAACATCTCAGACAACGATGCAGCTAAGTTGACTGCTTTGGGTATCAAGGTCAAGAACAAAGACTCTATGGGTAACTACATTGTCTGTAAGTCTAAGTATGCCTTCAAGCCTATCGGTGAAGACTTGAAAGAGATTGCAGTTGAGGACTTGGGTAACGGTTCTAAGGTTGTTGCTGTTGTTAGCTCATACGAACACAAGATGAGCAAGATGCACGGTAAAGCACCCTCCTTGAAGAACTTCATGGTCACGCAAGTGGTCACCTATGTCCCTGACACCGAAGAAGCCCTCTGATCCTGACACACGACCCTCTGTGGCCTTAATCGACGGTGATATTTTAGTATATCGTGTTGGTTTTGCCTCAGAGGATGTCGATGAAGCTCTTTGTCTTGCTCGTGTAACTGAACTACTCCATGACATTGTTTACTTTGATCTCAAGTGTGATGACTACAAAGCGTACATCACTGGTAGAGGTAACTTTAGATACGATATTGCAGTTACTGAGCCTTACAAAGGGAATCGTAAGGATGCTAAGAGGCCAGTGCATTACGAAGCTATCAGGAACCATCTCCAGCGCCTTGGTGCAGAACTGGTTGAAGGACAAGAAGCTGACGATGCAGTGGCTATCGAAGCAAGTACTAACGGAGGCTGGATTGTCTCCATTGACAAAGACCTAGATCAAGTTGAAGGTTGGCATTACAACTTCGTAAAGAAGGAAGAGTACTATATCTCTGAGTTTGAAGGACTCAAGAACTTTTACTCTCAGATCCTCACAGGGGATCGTATTGACAACATCATTGGCTTGAAAGGCATAGGGCCAGTTAAGGCTGCAAAGATCTTAGCTGAATGTAAGACTGAACGGGAGATGTACGATGCTTGTGTTAAAGCTTATGATGGTAATATTGAACGAGTCACCGAGAACGGAGCACTTCTATGGTTAAGAAGAACACCACACGATACTTGGTACCCTCCGGCTTTGAACTCGGTGGATTCGAGTGGACAGTCAGATTCTCAGACGACCTCACAGAGCTAGGTAAGTGTGATTGTCACTCTCAGTTGATTACAATTCGTAGTGGCATGAGTGAGCAGACAACACAGCAGACCTTCTACCATGAGTTAGTTCACGCTATTATGTTCACAATGGGACATATGACTCACGATGAACAGTTCACTGATGCCTTTGGTGTCTTTCTCCACCAGTTTCACAAGACAGGCCAATGGTAACTAGAAAAGTAATGAGTAAACGAGCAGTGGCTCTAAAGCATGGATTCAGATCAGGGTTAGAGGAAGAGACTTCAAAGTTCTTGACTGATAACGGTGCTAAGTTCACATACGAGGAGATGAAGATTCGATACCTTCAACCTGCTACTGAACGAGAGTACACCCCTGACTTCGTGCTTGAGAATGGTATCATCATTGAAACAAAAGGAAGGTTCTTAATTGCAGATCGTAAGAAGCACATTCTTATCAAAAGACAGCACCCTCACTTAGACATCCGTTTTGTATTCTCGAATAGTAAACAGAAGATAAGTAAGGCAAGTAGGACAACCTACGCTCAGTGGTGTGAAAAGAATGGGTTCCAGTACGCTGACAAAGAAGTACCTATTCATTGGATTAAAGAACGACGCAAAAGCTTTAGCTAAAGAAAGAGAGTAAGCGATGGAAGTAAAATTGATTCGTGAGAACCCTGACGGCAGTGCAGACTACAGCTTTGACATGACCGACAAGGAAAAGGAAGCACTGCTTTGTTTTGCTATCCTGACAGGTATCAAGAATGGTATCGAAGAAGGCAAGAAGTACATGGCAGGGGAACAATCCGATGGCGAAACTGGTAGTACACTATAAGCCCCCACCGTTCAAGCCTGATTGGATGGATGGTTGTCTTAAACTGTATGTGGTAGATCATCCTAGACTTGGGTGTAGGTTGATTACAACGACGAAGGTGGTTAAAGAGTATCCTAAGGGAGTCTATGAGACAGAGTATGCTGTTTACCACCCGATTGATGGAGACTTCAATGACACTTAATGACTATTTCCACTTGATAAATAAGGAGAAACAAGATATGGCTATTTTTGATGGTTGGACTGAGGATGGGTATCAAGAACCAATGACCAAGGTTTATTTCACAATCACTACACCTGCGGTAGAACACTATCCTGAGCATACTCATACCTTGGATATTGCTTGGACAGACGGTGCTCGTTGGTATGACATTCTGTGGGAAGTCATGGGTGTCTTAGAGGCTTCTTACGGCTACGGTATCAAAGAGAAGGTGTTTTTTAAGATGCACGAGTTTAACATTGAGGCTGAAGAAACACACGGCAATCCTGACATAGTTAAACAGATGTTCACTAAGGACTTGAGCTAACATGCGGATCCTAGTAATCCCTGATACTCAGGTCAAGGAAGGTATTCCAATGGAGCACCTTACTTGGGCTGGTAAAGCTATCTGTGAGTACAAACCTGATGTAGTTGTTCACTTGGGCGACCATGCCGACATGCCTAGCCTGTCTAGCCACGATGTTAAAGGTAGTAAATACTTTGAAGGTTTACGCTACCAGAAAGACATCGAGGCAGCTAAGTTGGGTATGTCTATGCTGCTACAACCTCTTCGTGATCTCCAGAAGACACAGAAAGACACCAAACACAAGGTATACAAGCCTCGTATGGTGTTAACACTCGGTAACCATGAGAACCGTATCGACAGGGCTGTTAACAACAATCCTATGCTTGAAGGTTTAATCTCCATTGAGGACTTGGAATATGACAAAGATTGGGAAGTACACGCTTTTCTGCATCCAGTTTTTATCAATGGGGTTGGCTTCAATCATTATTGGCCTGTTGGGGCTATGGGCAGACCTGCTGCCTCCCCTGCTGCTATTATCAGTAAGCTTCATATGTCTTGCGTGGCTGGACACCAACAAGGAAAACAAGTTGCTTATGGTAAACGCGCTGATGGGAAGCCTATCTCTGCTATCGTTGTTGGTAGTTATTATCTTCACGATGAGTCTTACATGGATCAGCTCTCCAACCGTCACTGGCGTGGCTTGCTTGTCATGAACGAGGTAAATGACGGACACTTTGACGAGCTATTCTTGTCGATTGAATACTTACAACGAAAGTACTCTAATGATAACTGATAAACAAATTGAAGAGTGGAAAGCTTTTGGTAATCAGTATGAGCGAATGGCAACCAAACCAACAGTTAAAGAGGTTGAGGAATATATGGCAGCTTTGAACCTACCAGAGAAAGGCTTAAACGGAACAACCGCTGAGGACTTGTACAATGTAATAAGTAAACCAAAGCATTACATGCTCTTTGAGGACAAGAACATTGAGGTACGGGATGTGATTGCTAAACTGGTAGCCAAGTTCGATTACCAAGGATATCCTGACAACGCCCCTTTGTTCATCTCAGATTATGTACAACTTTTGCAGTACATTATGAGGTTCATGGACAAAAATGGTGTGGAAGACCTCAAAAAGGCTCGTTGGTATCTTGACAAGATGATCGAAAGCTACTAAAATACCCGGCCCTAAAAGCAACAACAAAAGGACAATCAAACAATGAAAATGACCCCCTACCAGACCTATATCGCCAAGTCACGCTACAGCCGTTATTTGGACGATAAAGGCCGTCGTGAGCACTGGAATGAGACAGTGGCTCGTTACTTCGACTTCATGGAAAAGCACCTGAAGAAGAATAACAACTTTGACTTGACACCTGAACTTCGTAACCGTCTTGAGACAGCAGTGGTTAACTTGGATGTTATGCCCTCAATGCGCTCTATTATGACTGCTGGAGAAGCCCTTGAACGACAAAACATTGCTGGCTATAACTGTTCTTACCTTCCTATTGACGACCCCAAAGCCTTCGACGAAGCAATGTATATTTTGCTTTGTGGTACTGGCGTTGGCTTTTCTGTAGAACAAAAATATGTCAACAAACTCCCTGAGATTCCTGAAAAGCTGTATGAGTCTAATACTGTGGTTCATGTTAAAGACTCCAAAGAAGGATGGGCAAAGGCCCTTCGACAAGTCCTCGCTCTCCTATGGGCAGGTGAAGTACCTAAGTGGGATGTATCCTCAGTGCGTCCGGCTGGAACCCGTCTCAAGACTTTTGGAGGTCGCGCCTCTGGCCCTGAACCGTTGGTCGATTTATTTAAATATGTCGTTACGAAGTTTAAATCTGCTTCTGGACGGAAACTTACATCGCTTGAAGCACATGACATTCTTTGTAAAATCGGGGAAGTCGTTGTGGTTGGCGGGGTTCGACGCTCGGCTATGATCTCTTTGTCTGACTTGGGTGATGACCGTATGGCTCACGCTAAGGCAGGTAATTGGTGGGACGGTCAAGGTCAACGAGCATTGGCTAACAACTCAGCGGTCTACGAGGTTAAGCCTGATGTAGGTCAGTTTATGCGTGAATGGAGCAATATCTATGAAAGTCATTCAGGGGAGCGTGGAATCTTTAACCGCTATGCTTCGGAACTTCAGGCGGCTAAGAATGGTCGTCGTGTACTCGATAAAGAATGGGGCACTAACCCTTGTAGTGAAATTATCCTCCGTCCTTACCAATTCTGCAACCTCTCTTCAGTTATTGTTCGTGCGGATGATGATGTGGAGTCTCTTAAAGAAAAAGTCGCTATTGCGACAATCTTGGGAACCTTCCAATCGACGATGACAAACTTCCCATATCTTCGTAAGATCTGGCAGACTAACACTGAAGATGAACGCTTGTTGGGTGTCTCAATGACAGGTATTTTGGATAACCCGTTATTGAATTCAGCTAACGATATTGGCTTACCTAAACGCTTGGAGGAACTCCGTGATGTGGCTATTGATACAAACGCTAGGATGGCTGCTGATCTTGGCATCCCCGTTTCAGCTGCTATTACTTGTGTTAAACCTGAAGGAACTGTCTCCCAACTTACTGGGACTGCTAGCGGTATACACCCCCAGCATAGTCAGTTTTTTATTCGCCGTGTGCGTTCTGACAACAAAGATCCCCTGACTAATTTCTTGAAGAACTCAGGGTTTCCGTCTGAGCCTTGCGTTATGAAGCCTGACTCTACGACAGTGTTTTCTTTCCCAATGAAGGTTGAGGAAGGAGCAGTGCTTAGGGAAGACTTGACCGCTATTGAGCATTTGCGTCTATGGTTGATTTTCCAACGCCACTGGACAGAACACAAACCTTCTGTTACAATTAGTGTAACCGAGGAAGAATGGCCTGAAGTCGGTGCGTGGGTTTACAGAAACTTCGATGAGGTAACAGGGGTTTCATTCCTTCCTTACTCAGGAGGCAGTTATCGTCAAGCACCTTACGAAGAGATTGATGAAAATACTTACGAAACTTTGCTAAAAGAAGTTCCTGAAAGCATTAACTGGGATACTTTTGTAGAGTATTCTGATAATGTCGAAGGAGCACAAATGTTGTCATGCACAGCTGCCGGAGGTTGCGAGATATGATAATAGTCTACACAAAGGATAATTGTCCTGCTTGCTTAAATCTGAAAGATCAGTTGAGGAGCGGAAAACGAGAGTTTACTGAGATTAAGATTGGTAAAGACATTACTAGGGAAGAGTTCATGGAGAAGTTTCCCAGTGTACGGACAGTCCCACACATGGTAGAAGAAAGTGCCGTCTAAACTGATGATACTTATGCGGGTAGTCGAAATGATTACCTGCTTCCACATTATTGCTAACACATGGAGGCACTGGTAGTATGATTCAAAACGGTAAACTGATTATTGAAGTTGAGCTTGCATTCACTCAACACCCTGATATACTCCTTCCAAAGATGGTATCTATGTTAAATACATACCTAATGAAAGAAGCTTGTGACGGTCACATGATATTTGAACGACCTAAAATAACCCTTGTCTCTGATAAGGAGCAAACATGAAAACACTACCTGCACTTATGCTTATAACTTATACGGATCCAAAATATGTAATGGAGACAAAAACACTTGTAGCCCCTTGTAACTTATATGCTGCTTTAGGTAAAATCTTAAACAACGATGATTATCCCTCAAGCTCATGGAAGATAACTATTGAGCCTACTAAAATGGAATACTTTACAGGAGATGATTAATGATAGTAGACTTTAGCTGGTCAGGCGGTCTAGTCTTAGGTATTAACCATACTGAGGAGGCTGTTGTAGAGACTGACGAAGATGTATATGAGTTTGCTAATGCAGTTCTTCTACATCTAGGATTCTTTACAATAGCGTTTATCTTTGTTATAGGTAAGGATTGACAACAATAGTTTGTTCCACAAACGGAAAAGGCCCCTTGTGAGGGCCTTCTTCTTTTCTGTACACAACGGCTTTTTAAGCTTTATGGTACTCTTCTTCAGTCAAGATACCTGCTTTGTATTTGTTCTCAGGCTTGAAGATAGTCAGTTCTTGTTGTCTCATCTCAGGGGCAAAGCTGATATGCATCCAACGACCAAACTCATGGATCATCTGGTCAAACTTGATACCTGACTTCTTGACTTCCTGACACAGCTGGTAAGGGGTCAATTTAGAGCTAGAGACATCAATAGCCCAACCATCCATGTGAGAAGATACTTTAGAGCCTCCAACAGCCACATTAACTGCTGGTAGACGCAACCAAGAGTTCACCCGTAGTGGGCCTGTGGCAGCACGGATAAGCTCCAAGTTCTTAGCTGCAATCTTCATGTTCTCCAACTGGAGTGTAGAAGGTTGGTTGTCAATACCATTACGGATAGCTGTCTCGCTGTAGGTAGCCTCGTCAAGTGAAAAATGTTCGCTTAATTGCATGGTTGATGTCCTTTCATATATTTTATAACTGCTTCTAATTCTTCTATCGAGGCATCTGATTTAATTCTATTAGCTCTCCAAGAAATGATCTGAACATTACCTTTTATGTAACCTTTAGATGAGTCAATACGATCAATCGAAGGAGAATTATTTACAAAACCTCTAGCTTTTGTCCCTGTATAGTTTATCTCTATGCCTAAAACAGGGCAGGTTGTTGGCAAAGGTAAAAGATCTTCAATAGTTATATCGAACTCTCTGCCATCTTTTTGTGCTCTTCGTTTAGCCTGTCCCAAAGAATGTCTAATACGGTTTTCTGGTTTCGCCATCCACCGTTGTTTGTCTTCTCTTACTTTTTGACGATTTAGCTCATTCCATTTATTTTTAGTCTCTCTTACTTTTTCTGGATTAGCCTTACGCCATTTTAAAACAGACTTTTGATGAGAAGTCAAAGACTCGCTTAGGTTCATTTGTTTTTCTTCTCCATAATCTTCTCGGCAGTTCTACCACCAAAATATGCCAACATAATCAGTTGACCCCATTCACCTAGTAATTTGACATAAGACTCGTTCACATTGACATTAAAAGCTGACATCATTGCAAACAAGAAGTAAGCACCCAATATAGCCACAAGGGTCATAGGTCGGATGTTCTTAGACAACCAAGAGTCAGAAGACATATCAGCCTTCCAACGATCAGTCACATTCTGTTGTTCAACCTCAAAGGCCTTGGTGTCTATTTCCTTGAGCTTCAGAGCAAGTTCAGGGTTCGACTCAAGGGCCTTAGTAACCTCAGACACTGATGCAGGAACACCTAGCTTATCAGCTATAGCTTTGACAGCCATACCCCCTAGAGGGCCTCCTACGGCTGTTGCAAGGGCTGGAGCAGCCCCTTTGAGGATATTAAGAAGGCTGTCCATCGTTATTCTTTACTTCAGGTGGATTAGCACCCTTACGGCCAGAGATAGCACCCATAGCGCCTACGCCCATGAAGGCAATAGCTTTGAGGATCTCAAGGAACACAGCATCAATAGGAGCTAAGTCACCTGTTTGCTCTTCAAAGCCTATGAGCCACAAGACACCAAATGCAATAACCAACACCATCACTGTGATTGAACGAACAACAAAAGACCAAGTTCTGATCTCAATCTCGTCCGCTGTCATCGGTGGTTTGTCCATCCATTTTTGAATTAGTTCTTTCATGGTACTTCTTTTTCTCCCTTTGTTCTAGTTGTTGAAGTGTCTTGTCTACCCTAGCGTTTAAGACTAGGTTGTCTATGTAGATGAATGCTGTGACGGGTAATGCAATGAAGCTAACTGAGGCAAAGAAGACCATTCCCCAAAAGTAGATCTTTGCGTCGTAGTTCGATATATTTGCCATACGGATAACCAGAAAATTATTATTAGACCTAAGATTACCCAATGAGGAACACAACGGTCAATCCTGTCGTTATAGGCTTTGACACCGTCTATCTTGCGTTGCTTCTCGTTCCTTCTATCTCGTTCCCTTGTCTTCTTTTGTTCGTCTAAGATCTTAGAGTACATTGTCTTGTATCGACTGTACAAAGGCCCTAGCTGTGGAGGAGCTTCGTTCATAAGCTCTACTAATTCCCTACCACACTTAACTAGCTTTGTCTCAATCGAGATAAGCTCTAAGGCCCCAATGTTGTTGTCCCCATACGAAGAACTAAACACCTTACGCTCTAAGTCTTCCTTATAAGCTACCAAATAAGCCTGAGCCTTGAAGAAGTCCCCTACATGCTTGATGAACTGGTCTACAATAGCATCCTCATCGGGGATGTACTCTATGTATTCATCCGCCTTCTTAGGTGTCTCTTTAGCCGTAGCTTGGACAGCGTTCGTATCCTGCTTATCCTGTGGTAAGAATAACCCCTTGAGCCAGCCAAAGAAGCCAGAAACATCCTTGACGATAGCTTTAGCATCTTCTACACCCTTCTTAATCCTTTGGATCTCTGCTTTGCCCTCGTTAAGCATCTCGCAACAAGAGCGTATGCCCTTGAGCGCACTGCCAAGCATGAGCATTGCAGAGATTGGATCAATGATAACCTCCTATGGGCTATTTGAAGTTTGGATAGCGTTGTTGTAAGCTTCTAGAACCTGAGCGCCGGTAATGCTTCCCTCTCTAGTTGCGCGCTTAACCAGCGTATTACCAATCTTCTTAGCAATTTCAGGACGGCTCCGCATCAAAGCTTCCATAGTTTTAATACCTGATTCAGAGTACATTACAGGCGTTGCAATCGCTAACGGAACGGCAATATAGGGGTTTTGAGCGCCTCCAAGCAAACCTGCGGTATTAGCATAAATCCGACCTTCAATGTTGGCTCGTGGGCTTTCCCCCATTATGTTAATAGCAGCATCCGATACTTCTTGGCCCCTTGCTGTGCCTCTAGCAAAAGATTTTTTATTTCTTGTTATATCACGCTGACGGACAGCAGTTTGATATTGTTTTGGTGTGAAAATACCGCCTTCTGCACCTGAATTAGCAGCGGCTGTTTGAATAACCTCTAAATCACCATAGGCACTGTCAATACGCCGCAATTTAGAAGTCTGTTTTGGATTTTGTTTTGCCAGCTCATCTTTAAAAACACCTAAAACATCTTTCAAAGCTTGACCAATCTGCTTATCAGTCATATTATCACTTATCATGTAATCGTTAGAAAGCTTTCTTAGGTCTGATTCAATAAGTTTATATTCGTTTCCTGTAAGAGTTGTTTTATCAAATCGAGACAAAGCTACTTTATTAAGCTCATTTATTGCAGTTTCTTTTTGGGCAGCTGAAGGCAAGGCTGCTTTATCTAAGGCATTCAAAAGACCTGATGTTGTTTTGAAGTCAAGATTGAACTTCATTTTTGACAAAATATCATCATAGGCATTAGATACCTGATCTGCTGCGTATAGAATTGCATTACGACCAGTAGTATTCTCAGGGAGTTTATCGCCTATCTTGTCTAGTGTTTTATTAATAACGCCTTTGTTAAACGACATTACTGCTCGTTCTTTGGCGGCTGAAATTGAAGGGCCAATACCAAACAAGTTTGTTGCAAATGTTTCAACATCCCTTGCTGTTTCTCCAATGAGCTGACCGGGTGTTAGCTGTACACCAAGATCCCGTAGCTTCTGTTCAGCTGCTGATACCGCTGGGCTAAGAACTTTACCTGCTCCTTTTACCAAAGCTCCTCCAACGACACCTCCAACAGCACCTGCGCCAGCCTGTTGAGCTTTCTCAGTGGCAAAGTCCTCAGTTTCAGCTGTAGGTGTCAGTACACCTTGTGTAGCGCCTACTAAAGCAGCTTGACGAGCCGGAGCAGTGGCAAGACTACCAGCTACGCCTCCTACAGCCAAGTTAGCAGGACTTACTATGTTACCTGCCACACGCGCCCAGTCTATGTTTTCACCTTCTCCTTGAGCTTTACGCTGTGCTTGATACGCTTGTTGTTCTTTAGCTACTTGCTCTGTAACACCGCCAGCCCCTACAGGAGACACTAACCCATATTTAGCAAGCTCGTTGTTAATTTCATTAATCTTGGTTACAAGGCTTTTAGGAAGAGCTTGTTCAAGAAGTTGAGCACCTCCGCTAAGAGGGTCTTTTAAACCCATCAAAAACCCGCTGTATTTTTGCTCAGGGGCTTGCTGGGAAGGGGCTGCTTGTTTTCTCAAAACTGCCGTGATTTGTTCATCCGACATATTATCGGGGAACTCAATAACATCTTGCCCAACTTGAATATACTGTGGCATACTTATCCTTAAAGAGTCTCTAAAGCGCCTGTAACTGGATTAAACCGTTTAGTAGGCTTTGGTGCAGCCGCTGGAGCTCCTAAATCACCAATAGGAAGAGGCTGACCTGTAGTAATAGCTGACTGTTGTTTTTCCAAACGAGAAATACCTGCTTTAATCTTGTTGTCGGCTCGTTTCAAGATGTTTTTAATTGCTGATCCTTCCATTGAAGTATCTCCAGCCATCACAGAGCGCAAGTAATTCAGTTCTTCAACAGAGTCGTTACCGCCAAATTCTTGTAGACGAGGAATAACAACATCACCAATGTAAGCTCTAAATTCTTGTGTATTTGCTAAACGGTCTTTACGAATAATGCCCCCAGCGTATTTAGCAGCAGCTTCTTGCAATGGACCATAACCACCGCTGTAAATACCTTTATCAAGAATATCAAGAGCGTCTTTAATAGAGCTTAGGGCAGTGTATTTGCCTTGAATGTTGGCAGTCTGCTTACCCACCTCAGTGCCTCCTGATTCACCTGCTTTCTTTGCTTGAGACACAGCCATAGCACCTACAAGTGGAGACAATCCAGCAGCTATCTCAGAACCAAGTCCACCACCTGTTGTCTTCTTGTTAATCAAGGCATTAATTTCCTTGACACGAGGATCGTTCTCCCCGAACTGAGCAATCAAATCATCTCGTTCAGCTTGTAATTTAGACAGCTCAGACATATTAGCAGGACGCTCACGCAGGTTACGGGCAATCTGACTTGTTTTGACAGCAGACTCCAACTGAGCAGCTTTTGCTTTCTCAGCAGCCATAGCAAGCTCACGACTAGCTTGAACATCTCCCATTTCCAAGGCAGAGCGTGAAGCATTAGCCAAAGAGGTAGGATCGTTCCAATCCAGACCTTGTAGCAGAGTTTGTCGTTGCGATTGACGAACTAAAGCAGGATCTTGAGCACCAAGAGCCGAGCCAATACCGCCACCCAACTGAGCAGCGCCTTTGTAAATACCATACTGTGCTCTCTCCATTGGATTGAGCTGGGCAAACTTCATTGCCTCAATAGTCTGGTTCTGGTTTTGTTGTTGGAGATATTGATATGGGTCAGTAAACAGACCTAAGATACTATCTTGTGCCATTATTATTTCTTTCTCTTACAATTAAGAATTATACCAGTTCAACAAACCCAAGCCAAGCAAAGGATTAGAGGCAGCGCCCATAGCGGCTGTAGAGAAAGGACTATAGCTTGCTGCTTGTTGTGAAGCTTGAATGCTAGGGGCCATCAAGTTAGCGTATGTTGTGCCTTGACGAGCGCCTGCTGTAGAGGCCAAATTAGCAAGGTTTGTAGACAGTTCCAGAGGTTGTTGACCAGCAGATTCAACTCCTTTCTGAGCAGCAAACACATTGGTAAATGGTGTAACAGCACTTCCAAGCAGTCCAGTACCAAAGTTAACTTGATTCTGATAGGCTGTCTCAGCATTAGCAGCCAACTGACGCTCTGTGTTAGCCAGAGAGTTGTAGTAAGCAGCCATTTCGGGGTTAGTAGCAGCCAAGCCACCCGCCTGTGTAGCGCCTGTAGCTAGGCCACCACGGCCTGTTTGGAATAGACGATTACGAATACCTGCCAATGTTTGCTCTTGACCGGGAGCCAAAGTAGCCCGTTGTGTCTCAATATAACGCTGACGAACAGCTTCTGGAGACTCCCCGACATATTGCTGACCCAAGTTCATAACACCTTGAGCAGCCTGCAAGCCTTGTGTTCCAAGCCCTGACAAAGCAGTTTGGTAGGCTTGAGCTTCAGGTGACAGTGTGTAATCAGCCTTCAGACCGCCAGTAGCAGGGTCAATAGTGAAGTTAGATGTGCCAAAGCGAGTAGTTGTGCCTACCGGAGTAAACTTACCTAGTGCAGAAGCTTCTCTAGCTAAGTTAGCGTAGTTCTGAGCAGCTTGTTCTGTAGCGTCAGCAGCGGCGTTACCACCAAGCAAACCGCCTGCCAAACCTAAACCACCTTGAATAAGACCTAATTGGCCTAATTGCGAAGCTGACAAAGCTCCCAAACCTGTTCCTGTTGCCATACCTGTTCCTAGTCCTGTTCCCAATCCTGTTGCAGCTGCTGAAAGACCTAAGCCAGCCCCCAACCCACCATAAGAAAGAGCGCCTCCTGTTGCTCCAAGAGTAGTCCCTGTAGTCCCTAATCCTGTTAAACCTTGTGCTCCGCCCATAGCTCCTAAATTAGCAGTAGTTCCGCCAGTTAAGCCGAGGCCTCCAGTAGACTGTAAACCAGTACCTGATGAAGCTAAATTAGCTGTAGCTGCTCCTGCTTCTGTTCCAGCCGCGGTTCCTGCTACCGCTTCTCCTGTAGCTGGGTTAAACCATGCACCAATCTCAGGAGCAAAATAATAACCGCCAGCGCCTAGCAAGGCTGCTTCTACAGGGTTTTCCCAAGACCATTTACCAACGGCTAATGCTGGTTTCAAGGCTTCTTTGGTTAAATCAATTCCTGTTTGACCAATGTCTCCAGCACTTTCGACTACATCGCTAATAGCGTTTGTGATTCCACTAAAAAATCCCATATATTTATTCCTTAGTATGTACCACAGTCGATGGTATAAGTACCGCTAAGAGTGCCTGACAAAGCAGCATCAGCAGCATCAGCCTTAGAGTTAACAGCTGTAGCGATAGCTTCCAATTCAGCAGTCACTTCAGTGCCTTTAACTAATTTAGATGGATTACCTGTAGCCAAGGCATCCTTAGCTGCAAAATCCGTTGCAATAGTGTAATTACTCATATTATATTGTCCGTCCTATTTTCGCAAACAAATCCATCTTCTGGACGCTTAGTTCAAAATCACTGATGTCTACCTCAATACCAAACTGGAAGACAGTACCACTACCAGATCCTTGAATACGCTGATTATCAAAGACAACACCAGCTGTCCACTCAGCTAAACCCCACTCAGCTGTACCATACTCAGATATAGACCTAGAACCCATAACGATGTTTCTAGTCTGGTATGAAGGGCTGTAATCAAAGGCATACTTAACGATAACATCAGCTTGATTACCGCCGATAAGGGTAAAGCCTAGCTTCTTCAGGATCTTTATTGTCTGAGCTTGTCCCAAGTCAAACCAGTTAGAGTAGTAAGCCATTCGGTAGGTAGCTGTACGGTCTAAGTTACCAGTGTAGTAGCCTACATAGCTTGTGAAGCCCATAAGGACTTCTTTGGATCTATTTGAGAATAGAGCTTTAGGAACTAGATTCCAAGTCGTAGCCCTTGCAGCACCGTTGGGAAGAATAGCCCTTGTATCAAAGCAATATGTTCTACCCTTAGTAGGGAATGTAATAAGGTAGAAAGCGTTGCTGTCTGAGTATACAGACTTGATATTAGCCAGAGTTTCAGCATTAAGATCCTCAACTAAGTCATCACGCACATTGGCGCTAATGTCACGGAAAGGAGCACTCTTCTCTTGGATAGTTCTTGAGAGACTACGAACACCACTATCAGACAAGAAGAAGACATCAGTACCTGTCAAAGCAATAGAATCTCTTGCACAGCAGCCAATACCTGATACTGTGTCAGCAAGGGTCATAGCAGCAGGATCGTAAGCATCTCTGTACACTAGGATCTGACGACGACCAAAGATGTACAGGAAGCCGTTGTGAGCAGCCATAGCAGTGATCTCGTCTGCACCGTTAGGCCACACCTCAGAGACATCCAAAGTACCTGAAGTTCCTGTAGACAAGACATGACCAGCAAGTAGATCGCTAAACTGTACTGTACTCTTAGTTGTAGTATTACCACCACTCCAGATCCGACCAAAGGCACTAATAGCCACATTATTCTGTTCAGCTGTGCCTAAGTAACCTGTCTTTTCTGAGACTCTACGGAAGGTAGTTGTAGACACAGCAGGGTCAAACACTAGTGGGTCATAGCCCCCTTGATACAAGTAAAGGACTCCATTCAAAGGAGCCATCTGCCAGTTGTTTGTCGTGATTGTAGGAGCTGTACCGCCACCACCGTATGTCAAGGTAGTGAGTGTACCGCCTGAGAGCTTAAACAGCTTGTTGTTACCTGCACAGATAGTGTAGCTAGTACCGTCGTTACCAATAAGCTCACCGATGGCTTGGATAGGGTTGCTACCTAAGTCAGTGCTAGTTGAGTTCTTAGCTAACCAACCTTTACGAGCACCAATACGACCAAACTTATCAATTACACAGTTATTAGCAATCGTGGCAAACCCTGACTCAAGAGTTACAGAACTATCTTGAGTATTGATCCCCTTAAAACCGGGGGCTGCAATGGATGATCCTACGAGTTGTTCAGCCATATCAAGGAGCAGTCCAGTTCATTTCTTCAGAGTAACGGTTACGCTCAATAGCAACTTCGTTAGCCAAAGCGTTCTTGAACAGTGCATACGCTTCTGAGGAAAGGTTACCACCGTCTTCACCCCGTTCAGCGATAGCCTTAGCATAGGCCAACATAGCTACTAGATGACTAGGAACCAAGATACGGGTTGTGTCGGTAGACAGTTCAGCTTGAGGAACAACCAAGTTAAAACGGAGGGAATAGACACCATCAGGGCGCTCAAAGAGGTCAACCTGTGTGTCTCCGTTAGTGTCTACACCGTTGAAGTTGTAGTACATTGGGGAGCCTCTGTCGTTGTCCGAAGTGAACAAGAACTGTTGAGTCATCCAAGTTGTAGGAGCATTCTGCAACAAGATGTTATTTGTGTCGTTTACAACATCAAGAACACGGAAGCGAGTACCTGCACCTGTCAATGTGTAGTTGTAAGTTCCAGCAACTGTACTAACTGTGACAGTAGAAGACAGAGCATTCCACTCATTTGCATCCTCAACTTCACGCTTGGCATCATTAACCAAGACACCAATCATAGAGGAATAAGCGGTGTCATCCACGCTCTGTACTGTAGGCTCACGCAACCTACGAAGTACACTGTTAACTACATCTAAATAAGTAGCCATGATTTAGATACCTTCTTTCTTTTCAACTTCAAAGGTACAGATATAAGAGAATGAGCTACCAGCTTCTGAAGTCATCTTGATTGTGTCTCCAGCTTCCAATACCATATAAGCCCCACCGTCTAGCTTTAAGAACTCTTTGGAGCTTATAGAATATGTGTTCAATATATAAATATCTGTACTTGCACTAGCATCATTCCATACAACAGTCATGTGCTTAGTAGATCCAGTACCATTCAACAAGTACATCAAGTTCCACTTAGCATAGTAGCCAGTTGGAACTGTGTAGATTGTTGTTTCGGTGTTAGCTGTTAAGTTACCACCTACGGTAATTGATCTCATTTAGCTTTCTTAGCCTTGTTCTTAGCTGTACGCTGTCCACGCATAGGCATATTGGCCTCTGACATGGCAATAGCAATAGCTTGTTTACGGTTCTTAACCACAGGGCCTGATTTACTACCGCTATGCAGTTCACCAGCTTTATATTCGCCCATGACCTTACCTATTTTGCTTGGTTTTTGTTTCTTAGTTGTTGCCATGATGATCCCCTATTAAGTGCTGCACTTGACAGTGATAGTACCTGTAACATACACAGTCACATTGGCACGGATATAAGGAGGAGGGTTAGTAATGGTAATCAAACCATCGGCAGTCAAAGCTGTACCGATAGTAGACCATGTAGAACCATCTACGCTACCTTGAGCAGCCACAGTAGCTGAGGTAATACCAGATACCTGAATGAAAGCAGGTTTGTTGCTGTCAGTGCCAACTGCCAAAGAAGCACCAGTGGCTGTAACAGCTGAGAGGAGAGTTTTGAGTGCCATAATGTGTTATATCCTATCTTAAATTTTCTTATTTGTCAAGAGTATTGCTTACTTCTTTACGATATCCAAGGATATCTTTATATATTTGGTACACTTTATGACCAATCATCAAGACGGTGTACACAAGAGTAGCCCAAAGTACTAATTCACTTACCTGATAACCAGCCACTGTAGCCAAGGATACTCCAACAGGAGGAGCTGTCTTAGCCACTACAGCGGCTGCTGTGTCTACCTGATGCTCAGTCACCTTTAAGCCTCCTCAGTCACCCAAGGAAGACCGTTAGCTTTCACAGGGGCCTTCTGAGCTTCAATCTGAGCCTCTAGAGCAGCTTCCACAGCTTCTTTGTCAATCTTGCCCCACAACCAACCAAGGACTGTTTGTTCAGTCAATGTGTCGTAGTTCATGAATGAGTCACCATCGCGCTCTAAGCCTTGTGTGCTGTAAATACCTGCGCTGTAGGGCTTCTCAGCGTCATTACTAGCCTCAGTTGCGTAAGCACCCCAATGCACTACTGTTACAAGACCGTCAGAGGTTTGGCGTTCTAGGTTATTGATTTTCCATGTGATTGCTGTCATATCTTAGTCCTTAAGGGTGTGAGGCTTTGTAAGCGTCAAATTCTGCTTTCAACTCTTGAATTGCTGCTGTCAATGTTGCAACCAAGAAGCTGGTGTCAATGCCTTGAGGTTTGATTGAACCATCTTCATAAACATCGTCTTTGTTACCAGCGACAGCGTCTGGCACAACTTCTTGCAATTCGTGGGCGATAAAACCTTGACCAACAGAACCATCTTCTTTCCATGTGTAAGTACATGGTTTGAGCGCAGCAACTTTAGCCAAAGCGCCTGTCATTGGTGTAATGTTTTCTTTCAGTCGATAGTCTGAAGAAGTTACATATTGAACTGTTGTTGTTCCGTTTTGTGTTATGTACCCAGCTGTTGAACCAGCAGAGTTTGCAAACAAAGCAAAAATAGAACCTGTGCTTGCGTAAGTTGTTTTCAGCACAATACCATTACTAGAGTTAAAGTCGCCTACAAAACAAACCTTACCGCTATTAACTTGACTTGTAGTCCCCACCAGCAAGTTACCGCTGGAGTCGATACGGGCGCGTTCTCCACCTACGCTTCCATCGGAGCTTTCAGTAACAAAAGATATAACACCAGCAGTTGAAGTGTTTGGGCCGTAAGAAATAATCCTTGCTAAGTTGCTAGCCGTTACATAGTCAAAAGCTAAAGCAGATGTTTGACGAGCAGTCAATGTGCCACGAACAACAGAAGCACCGTTTACATCCAATTTTTGATTTGGGCTTGAAGTACCAATACCCAAATTCCCACTAGTGTCAAGACGCATCTTTTCTGATGTTCCGCCTGATGCAAAAATAACTGAACCAGATCCGCTACTTGCTCGTAAAGCCAGACCATTAGCACTACTAGAAGTCACAAAAGCAGCGTCGCCAGAAGCGGTTGGAGGAGTTAATGTTAACTCTCGTGCCGCGGCTGAATCAAGAATACGAATACCTGTATCCCCTTGAGTATCAATTTTGTAACTGCTTGTAGGAATTCTACCAACACCCAAGTTACCAGAACTATCAATCCTAGCTCTCTCAGTTCCACCAGTAGTTACTGCAACAGTATCAGCAGCAGGGAAGAAAAGACCTGTGTTAGTATCTCCATCGTTAGTCAAGGTAGGAGCACTTGCTGAACCGTCAGGAAGGGTCAGGATAGACGGGTTAGTACCTAGTTCAACGACAGTACCTGAAGCGTTCTCAGTAAAGATACGCTTATCGGTGACATTGACAGCCAATTCACCTTGGACTAGATCACTTGATGTAGGTACAGCAGACGCTGTAGAGCTATTTTTAATCTTAATTGTTGCAGCCATGTTTCATAGTTCCCTATTTAATAAGTACCACCGTCTATCACTCCAGATAGCTTTGATGCGTCTAAAGTAGACGAAGAAGTTAAATAACCTGCTGAAGCATGGTTTCCCCATCCGTAAGCAGTGTCCCAATTAGTTTGACTTGTAGTTGTAGGTATTGAATACCCTGCTGTAAGCGTCACAGCCAATGTACCTGAGCTGGTCACTGGTGTTCCAGACACAGACAATCCTGTGGGAACAGTCATTCCTACGCTAGTGACAGTGCCTGTAGTGCTAGAAGTACCTGCACCAATAGCAGTCCTGAAGTCTGAAGCACTAAGAGCACTGACAGTGTTATCAGCGTTAAGTCTTACAAAAGTAACTGCTGAAGGGTCAGTCAGCGTGAATAAGTTACCGCCAACAGTCGTAGCACCTAAGCTAGTACGACCTGTGGAGGCTGTCAAACCAGTTGAACCACCATCCCATTTCAAGCGATCAGTGTACGCAGTATCCCAGTTAGTCTGACTTGAGGTAGTAGGGATGCTATAACCAGCAGTCAAGGTAACAGCTAAAGTTCCTGAACTTGTAATAGGTGTCCCAGAGACTGAAAGACCTGTAGGAACTGACATAGCAACACTGGTAACTGTACCTGTGTAAGTCTCAGAGGTCAGATAGCCTGCACTAGCGTGGTTACCCCAGCCATACGCTGTATCCCAATTAGTTTGCTTTGCAGTTGTAGGTAACGAATATCCAGCAGCAAATGTTAGAGCAAGAGTCCCTGAGCTTGTAACAGGAGAACCACTGATTGCAAACCCAGTAGGAACTGTAGCAGCTACACTGGTTACTGTGCCAGTATAAGTCTCACTTGTAAGATAACCAGCTGAGGCGTGATTGCCCCAACCGTATGCTGTGTCCCAGTTTGTCTGTTTAGCTGTAGTTGGGATAGCGTAACCAGTAGCGTAGGTTACAGCAAGTGTGCCTGTAGTAGTTACTGGGCTACCAGATACTGACAACCCTGTTGGAACAGACAAAGCAACTGAAGTAACAGTACCAGAGCCAGCTGTGGGCAAATCAGTAAGATCATTGTATGAGCCTGTAGTAGCTACTGTAGCCAAATCACCGGGTTGTACAGCTGAGTCAGCTAAAGCCCCTTGTGCGGCTGTTGCAAAGTAACCTACATCCTCAGCAGCAGCAGTACCTAAGTCACCGGGCTGAGTAGCTGTATCAGCTAAGGCTCCTTGAGCAGCGGTAGCGTAAGCTGAGGCATCAGTAGCAGCAGCAGTGCCGAGACCTAAGTTAGTCCTAGCACCAGAGGCCGTATTAGACCCTGTACCACCTTGGGAAATAGCAATAAGGATAACTTCGGACTCAACAAGCCCGTCTAAGCTTCCTCCATCACCCCTATATATTGCCATCGTTTATTTGTCCTTGCTGTTCTTTGGTGGTCTACCCATACGCTTCTTTGGTGGAGTAAGGACTTCTTCTTCTTCCTCGTAGTCCTCTTCCTCATCTTCATCCACCCACTCGTAACCTGAGTGACCTTCCATACTGTCAATATCTACTTGTTGAGTAAATTCGACGATGTTCCCTGAAACCAGACATCTAAATTTAGCCATATTACTTCTCTTCTTTCTAAAAACCACACCTTGTAGTCTTTAAAAAGCCCCCTCTTCCCGTATAAGGTAGAAAGAAGGGGTAAAACTCTTATTGTTATTGTTTTTATTGGTTTTCTTAGCTCAGACGGCCCACAACCAACTTAATGGTAGTAGAGTCCAAGTTAACAGTACCACCTGATTCGTTCTGGACACGCAGAGATACCACATTAGCAGCACTCACATAACCAGTAACGCTCAAGCCAGCAACATCAACACCGAAAGATGCGCCAAGAACCATATCACCGATAGCAACACCGGGAACGGCAACAGTGTCTGTTTCACCAGCACCGTCAGACAATGAACCTGCGTCAAGAGTAGCACTTACTTTCCACATTTCAGAGAACATGCCCTGAAATTGCTTAGTACCACGCTCAACCACAACAGCGGAAGCAGCAGCCATGATTTATTCCTTTAAAAGTCTAATTGATTAAGTTAAGAAGAGAGGCCCCGAAGGGCCTACTCAGTTCAACAATTAGGCAGGAACAACCAAAGCCACAGCACCGTCGTCACGCAACTCAGCCACGCCGTACAATGTATCAGCAGTGAACAAGTTAGCCAAGAATTGCTGTTGGTATTGAGTTTGTGAACGCACACCCATTTGTTCCACCAACACGAAGGCGTCACGGTGACCCATCAAGCACACACGGGCTGATTGAGCTGTACCTGAACCGTCGTTAGCGTCGTTAGGGGTATCAGCGTTGCTAGACACAAACACAGACACGCCATACAAGCTACCCACTTCACCGTTACGGATGGTGTTGCCTTGACCAGCTTCACCAACGAAGGCTTGCTCAGTGTAGCGGCTCAAACCCATCAAGGTGTTACGGCTTGAAGGAGGAATGATGAAGAAACGACCGTCCATTGGGGTGTCCACATCGTCCAAACGCTGAATGGTGCGACGGATAGCAGCATCAGTCAAAGCAGCTTGGTTGTCAGTGGTGTAGTCATAGGCAGTAGTACCGTCAGAACCGATGAAAGCACCAGCGTAACGAGCACCAGCACCGCCTTGAACAGTACGGCCCAACTGGATGATGTCAGAGTCAACTTGCTTGCCCAAAGCGTAGCCAGCGTCTTCAGTGTAGAAAGAACGCAAGCTGTTCAATGCTTGAGTAGCCACGATGTCTTCGATCAAACGGCTGTATTCGTAGTGTTTGTTGATGTACACTGGAATGTCGCTGTCTGTGTTAGCGATCAAGGTCACTGCGTTAGCAGCAGTCTTGGCAGAGGCAGAACCACGGGTTGGGCTAGGAATGTGAACAGTGTCACCCTTCTTGCCACGGTGAGACATTTTCTTGATGAGGTTAGCTGCAACCAAGTTTTTCTTGTATGCGGCAACGATCTCATCAGACCAAATCTCGGGGATAAACGCATCAGCGTTGGTAGTTGTAACAGCAT